CGCCCTGGTGCTGCCGGTGGTCTCTACGAGGAGATCGCTCGTGGTTCAGTCAACACCGCCAAGGGTGTTACTCGTGATTGGGCTGATGCGATGAAAACTTTCCAGGCCCCTGGCGGTGAGCTGGGTGCTACGCAAGTTTTCAGAGAGGCTCGGGCATACGAAGGAGCCCCTCAAATCTCCGCACTCTTTGGTCAAGACGCCACTTACTTCGGCGGGGAAGACTTAAAAGCCGCACGGATGTCTGGGTACAGCGATCAGGCGATCAAAGATTTCCTGGAGGAAAACATCAATCTGTTACGCGGGTCGAACGTTCCTGGTGGTAGTTCTGAAATTGGGCAACTGACTGCCGAATTTAAGAAGCCCGAACCGCAACCCTCGAGCAGCGGTGGTGGAAGCTCTACTGGTATTGGTTTAAGTGCCACGGCAGAAGGAAACCCGGAAGGTGCTGACTATTTTGGTGGTGCTGACGTTGCGGCAGCTCAAGCTGCTGGTCGTTCTGCCGCTGATATCTTTAAAGCCTTCCAAGACTACTCGGCCCAAAATAAAACCCGAGGCCCGAACGCACCTGGAGGATCAGAGTATGAAAAGTGGAAAGCTCTTGCAGGCGCTTAAGCGTCGCTTGTGGGTATGGCGCACGCTATGCCCACTCTTAACAGCTCCCGCTTGGGACGTTGAGTTAGTGCTAAAACAGGCTGCGGACTGGCAGCCGAATGACGTTTATTAAGTACTGTCTGATTCTCGAACGAGACAATCAAGAGATAGCACTTGATCTGACAGCAAACGACGGAAGCCACGCTCAGGCTCAGGCTTCCGATATTGCCAGGGCTTTAAAAGCTGATGCTTTCTCGCTGACCTACGAGGAGATCGCTCCCTGCAAACTCAGCGAGCTATTTAGAAGACTCGCCTACAGCGAGTTTCCCAAGAAAGAATGCTGCCCCTGGACGGGTAGCTACACGAACGGAACGCCTGCCATATACGCACTCAAGAGAAGGTATTACGTGCGCAGGTTAGTACAAGATTACTTAGACATCGGTAAGGATGTGTTTGTGATGAACAGTTGCAAACGGAAGAACTGTGTGAACCCCTTCCACAATTCTTACAAGAACATGAAGGCGTCCAAAACCACTGGCGCTGACAAGGATTTAGCCTTAGCCTTCGCTAGCCAAGGCGTCCCTGTCAAAGAGATTGCCAAGGCGCTTAAAGTCCACACCTCAACGGTATACCGAATCCTCAAACATGAACGTTTTCATTCTTGGACTCAAAGTTAAAGATGAACCGCTCGAAGATGAAGGCACTGTGAACGTCAATGCGGTTGCATTGCCCTCGAGTGACAAGAAGACAACCACAAAGATCTCTCTCGTACAGAAAGCAGATCACTATGTGGGAAAGCTTCTGAAAGAACTTAAAGAAGACGAGACCTTCCTCGCGATCGGACCCACTAAGTCAGACCCCGACGGAATTCTGAAGATGCAGCCGATCCTGATTGTCCGTAAGGACAACTGGGACGACTTGCTCGCCGTCAATCTCTTCCTGGCCACTGGTGGTCTTGGACCCAAAGCAGAGGAGACTCAACTCGGGGACGCCACTGTCACCAACAGGTCTATTGCTTGGCGCGAGGAAGAGCAAGAAACTACTTGGATGAAACTAAGCTGCTGGAACGAACTCTCCGGTCAGCTCGCAGAACTTCCGCCCGGAACACCGACTATTGCTGTCGGTCGGGTCAGCACCTCGGAAAAAGAGGAGAAGAAGTTCATCAATTACGGAGTAGACAAGATCGTCTACCTGCCACGGACTCAGCGTTCCGCACCCAAAAAAGCTGCCGACCCCGAAAAGGGTCGCGTTTCAACTGCCGCTCTCGGTTCTCTGGATTTTTCGCTCTGATTCATCATGGTTTTTATCGCAGGCAAATTTTCGGCTGATGAAATTCTCTGCCAAGTACCGCCGCACACGCTCCGCATCGATCTTCAAGCGCGTCGTTGGAAGTCCGACACTGACCCTGACGCGGCCATCGTGGACAGCAACGACAACGGTATCCCCATCGAGTTTGTCCTACTTGGGTTCACGCCGTTTTTTGGCAACCTTGGCATGCGCTCGCATGAGGAGTTTATTCGTATTAGTTACATCGGTGTTACACCTTCTCACCGTCTTCTTCCTCCACGCTGCGTTTGCACGAGCATCATTAGCGGTAAGTCGAGCCAGAAGAACTTTATTTCGTTCTTCCAGACGCTCTACAACAACCGTATCAATGTTGGTGAGGTGATTACCAGCACCAAGTTCGTGCAAAAATCTTTCACTGAAAGGGACCCTGTGACGGGTGCTGACGGTGCCAAGATCAATTACAACGCTCTTGAATTCAAAGATCGCCCTGCACAGAGCGACGACGAGAAGAAACTCATTGAAGACATCTCGAACTGGCTGGAGTCGGATGGAGGAGAGCTGGTATCAGCTGCACTTCGTTCTCATATCCCCGGTGCGAATCTGGTTGAGCTTCCTCTGGGAGAAGATCACGCGGCGCTGAAGGCTTCCTTCATGGAAGCCAACCCGAAGCGTCTTGAAGGAGAGGCTCCTGCTTCTCTCCAGTCTCTCCCTCCCTCAGCAGGCGACCCCAAGAAAGCCAAGGCAGAGCCTCCCTCTGCAGACAAGAAGAGCGCTCCCAAGGAGCTGACCGACGACCAGAAAGCAGCCCTTAAGGCCGCTGGGTTAGAGTTCTGAGCTCCTTGCAACCGCACCCACGGGGAGGCGACAGCCTCTCCTTTTTTTTGGCTACATGCTGATCAGGTCGCCGAAGCAAGGAAGATCGACATCATTCGTGATGCACCACTTGACGATATTTTCAAGCAAAGCACCCCGAATTAAATAGTTGGCGTAGACTATGCTGAGCGCCTCAGCTGTTTCTTTGGTCTCAAGTTTAGCTAAAGAGTCCTGAAACCTACGAAGCGCAAAATCTTGCTCAAGAGTCATGTAACTCCTCAGCGTCTCAACCATATCCCTCTCTGCCATGTCCTTCTATCAAGTCCCTAAATTTGTTTTCGACCCTATCGGGAAGTCGGGCCTCTGTTATGGAAACATTTTACTTCCTTCAGATTTCACAGGAGGCCTTAAAAAACAAGTAGAGAAGTACAGTGTCGACAGTGTTACTACAAACGAAAACCCAGACAATATTGAAGACCCCGAATGGTGGGAAGCTCAAAGAGGTAGGTTTGACTGGATCATCGCCATCACCCAGGGACTAGGCGATAAAACAAACTGGATACTTGAATACGGTCTGGACGTAACACGACACGGTGTGGTCGTGCTCGATCGGTTGTCTCTGCTCGAGCCCACGCGTAAGCGAGAGTCGTTTCTTAAAGAAAGTAACCTTGTAAACCTAAAGATTCTCAGTCCTCGCCCGTCATTCCGTGCGGATAACAAACAACTAAAGGACTCTGTGACTTCTGCGTGGTTTGTGTTCTTTCCACTAGGAGCAGCACCTACTAATACAACTATTGAATACGAAGTAGGCTGGCAGCAACCAAAAATCTTAGCCCCGTGAGCAAGCAGCTCCTTCACAAGCTTGATCAGATCAGCGAGCTGCTCAAAGAGCAGAACGTAAAGCTGGATAAAATCACCGGTCTGATGGCCGGAAACCAGCTACTGACGGAATGTGTTGACTACCAAGGTAAAGCTCGAGGACCTGAAGAGTGTGCGGAGATTGTGCTCGAGGGATTCTCAGCAGCACTTTGCTTGATGTCTGAGCTAGATCAGAGAAATCGTGAGTATCAGTATCAAAAGCAGGAGTTCTTCTTGGAGACGGAGGACGACGAGGAGGAGCCAGGTCCAAACGAAATGACCGGAATTTTCTGACTTGTAAAGAAGTGTCTGACACTAGAGTAACTGTAAACGGACTACGACATTACGTTTGTAATGGTGTACCTAAGCCACTTCCGTCGGTAACGTCGATACTTAGCGCGACGCAATCAGAGGCCACGCGGAAGAAACTTGCTCACTGGAACAAGATGAATCCCGGTGGGGCCGAACAAGCAGCCGAACGAGGGACCTGGATCCACAACAGTGTGGAGAACTATCTTCGAGGACTTAGGGTCGTTCCTCCAGAGATATATCGTCTCTACTGGGAGGGGATGCCTGAACTCCTAGACAATCTTCTCGAGGGAGGCAGAGTTCTTTGGTCCGAACAACCGTTCAACCAACCAGCCTGGTCAAAGTACGTCGGTGACGACGGA